TCGAGTCAAGCCGCGCAATCTTCACCCCTGCTGCGGTCGATGAGTACGGCAACGTGACCGTCACGAAGATTGTCAAAATCCCGTGGGGCTGCTGCCCGTCGCTCTCCATCGAGTACGTCAACGGAAGCGTCAACGACCCCACGTTCGTTCCCACGCCGACAATCAACGTGGTCGACGGAAACCTCACCATCGCCCCTGTGAACGAGTAAAGGAGGGGAAGAATGACTGACAAGCTGTATGACCTCAAGTCCGATGTGGTCGAGCGCCTTATGAAGGTCATCGATGAGCGCGGCCTTGAGCGCATGAGCGCCGACGAGCTTTTCGACGCCATGAAGGACCTAGCCGAGGCGGAGTACTACTGCTCCGTGACCGATGCCATGGAGAGCTACGGCTACATGCCCGATGACATGATGGGCGTGGGCTACGACGATGGCATGGGCTACGACGGTCGTGGCGGCAACCGTGGCAACCGTGGCGGCTCTGGCAACCGCTCTGGCTACCGCGATTCCATGGGCCGCTACTCCACCCGCGCGAACCGCCGTCGCGGTTACCGCATGGGCCACATGGATGCCATCGAGAACATCCGCGAGGAGCTTCAGTCCGCAACGCAGGAAGAGCGCGAACAGCTCAAGCAGGAGCTTCGCCAGATGCTCGGCATGTAGGAAATGAGGCCGTTCGTCATCAACGGCGAGCTTTGGAGGGTCATTCGCGTGCAAGCGGGTGACCCTCACCTCATAGACAGGACTGGGGCGGCTAGGCTCGCCACGACAGACCCTAGGCGAAGGGCGGTGTACCTGCTCGACACGCTCAGACCGCCGCTCCTTGACAGGGTCATGCTGCACGAGGTAACCCACGCCATAACCGTCTCGTGGGGACTGCTCCCTAGGGTGCGCTCAGACGCGCTGAGAGGCGATACAATCGGCGTTGAGGAGTGGGCGGCACAACTAGTCGAGAATCACGCTATGGAGGCCGTTGAAGCCGCGAGAACGGCTCTGGGACGGCCTTTGTGCATTAGGGGGCTATGCAGTGATTAGCTTGGAGACTATAGAGCGGACGATTGACGAGCTTGAGAACACGAGGGACACGTCATACCGCCTGTGTGAGCGCCTGTCTTGGCTGTACATATGTCGTGACCACCTCAAGCCAGCCAAGGAGCCATCGGTCATCGCTACCGCGACGGTTCCGAACATGGAAGGCTCCGAGTTCCTGAGAGCCGCCAGCGGAAAACACATCGAGGACGTAATGAAGGTTGTCGATGAACACCTTGAGACAATTCGCGTGATGTTTCCGACAACATATGACAACATCATCCAGATGGTGCGCGACTTGGGTTAGAATCTACGTTGCAGAGACACAGTCAAGGACAGCCCCGACTACTTTGGAGGGCCACACATGCGATGCGTCTCTGCGGGGAGCCATCCCAGTGAAGCGGTACTGTAGCGCAGGTATCGCCGACAAAATGGCTTGAGGGACGGGAGCGTTGGTCAAGAGGAAAGGCGCTTGGGGCCTATGCGCAAAGGCACGCCAAGAATCGGTGGGTTCGAATCCCGCCACGCTGACCGTCCGTCTCAGTGGCCACCATCGGCCTACACCCTAGATGCTAGGGCAACAGATGGATGGACCTAGGCAAGTCCATGTAAAAGGCCTGCCACAAGGCGAGTACCTGCCATGCCTCTGACGCAAGTAAACTTGGCGGGTGTTACATACGGCGAGCGTGCCACTAGGTTGCTAGCGCTGAAAGCACGACGGGGGCTGGCCTACAATCCAGAATCGCCGTTCCAGCGAATCGCCCCCGAAGGCTTCGGTCGAGGGGTCGGCCCCATCGGATGCGTCTGGTGGGGCCGAAATTTTTTCAAAAAAGTCCAAATTGACCCTTTACGGCAGTCGTGATGTGTGCTATAGTAGTCATCAACAAAGGGGGGCGGGCACAGGGCCTAACCCAGAGGGGAGCACAGAGATGACCAAGCAGGAGCGCATCGCACGTACCGCCAAGATTCAGGCCAGCCGCGCCTACGGCAAGAACATCGGCGAGAAGAAGGCCATGGGCCACACCACCACCAGCACCGACGCCAATGGCTTTGAGTGGACCGCAAAGGTTGCCTACCGCGAGACCGAGAGCTTCCGCGACTGGAACAACTGGCGCGTTGACATCTACTGCAACGGTGGCTACTTTTGCCACAACCTCTTTGAGACCATCGAGGAGGCCGAGCAGTACGCCAGCGACATGCTCAAGTAGAGCGGGCCAAGGGCCACGGGGAGGGGCCTAAACCTCCCCACCTACCACACGGGAGCAAGAAAGGGGAACGGACATGGAGTGGAGCGTTGTGAAGTACTGCGGGGGCACCTACTGCGGTGACGGAATCTTCGAGACCTTGGACGAGTGCTTCGCTTTCGCCAATGACGGTTTCTGCGACTACTGCCGCATCACGGGTGAGAACGGGGACGTGCTCAAGCTCCACTTCAGGACGGAGAATCAGGCCACGCACGAGCCTATGATGAAGGAGTACTATGGACCGACCACAGACATGCCTTAGAACTGCTCTCAGAGGCCCTGCGGGGCCTCTTTTGCTATACTTGCACAGACCCGCCCACACGGGCTGGCTGAGCCTGACAGCCCGAAACCAACAGGCCCTCTTGGCGGTGTGGGGCAACGCCTTGCATTGTACATGCGCGGATAAGGAAGCTTCCGCGAGACAGACGGAGGCACCATGATTCCAACGTTCCAAGACTTCGAGGAAGCGCCCGACGTGACCAAGTTCGTTGAGTCGGCGATTCAGTCCTACAAGCACAGCGACATGTACAGGACCGCCATGCTGGCAGACGAGTACGACGCCCAGCGCAACCCCACCATCACGGCAGCGGTGAGGACACTCTTCAACGTGAAGGGCAACAGGACCGAGGACTGGACGGCAAGCAACCACCGCATCGCCAGCAACCTGTTCTCACGGCTCAACACGCAGAGGTGCATGTACAGCCTCGGCAACGGGGTCTCCTTTGTCGACCCCTACGAGGCACGCGACGGTGCCGTTGACGAGACCAAGAAGGCGCTCGGGCCACACTTCGACCACGTGATAAAGGAGGCAGGGTACCACGCCTTGATTCACGGGGTCTCCTACCTCATGTGGGACCGGGAGAGCGGTGTACACGAGTTCACTGCCACGGAGCTTGTGCCGCTCGTTGACGAAACGACCGGGGCCTTGCGTGCAGCCATCAGGTTCTGGCAGCTAGACCGCTCCAAGCCGATGAACGCCGTGCTGTACGAAGCTGACGGGTACACCGAGTTCACCACGGAGGGCGGGAAGCTTGCCCCCAAGGGCGAGAAGACCAGCTACATCGTGACCTACGAGTACACGGAGGCCTCCGGCATCGTCAGCATGTCGGAGGACAACTACGTGGCGCTGCCCATCGTCCGCATGTACGGGTCAAGGCTCAAGCAGAGCACGCTGGTCGGCATGCAGGAAGCTATCGACGCTTACGACCTCATCCTCAGCGGCTTTGCCAACGACCTGTCCGACTGCGCACAAATCTACTGGATAGTGGAGAACTACGGTGGCATGACCGACGATGACCTTGCCGAGTTCCTTGACCGACTCAAGCTCAACCACATCGCAAACGCCGACACGCAGTCCGGCGGCAAGGTCACGCCCTACACGCAGGACATCCCCTATCAGGCCCGCAAGGCCTTCTTGGATGACCTCAAGGCCCGCATCTACGAGGACTTCGGGGCGCTCGACGTCCACACGGTCTCGGCAGGCGCGACCAACGACCACATCGATGCCGCCTACCAGCCGCTTGACGAAAACGCCGCCGACTTCGAGCACTGGGTCAGCGACGCAATCTCGCAGCTTCTGGCGCTGCAGGGCATCGATGACGCGCCCATCTTCAAGCGCAGCCGAATCTCCAACGTCAAGGAGCAGGTCGAAGTCCTCGTTCAGGAAGCAGCTTGGCTTGACCAAGGCACGATACTCCGCAAGCTGCCGAACCTCTCCCCCGACGAGGTGCAGGCCGTGCTCATGGCGAACGAGGATGAGGACATCGCGCGATTCGGGGTTGGGAACGCGAATGAGGGCGAGTAGCGACCTCGGGCTGATGATGCCCGAAGTTCATTTGTTCCACAGCCGGAAGAAATTCGTGCGCTACCTCAAGAAGATTGGGTGCGACGAAGAACCGCTCGACGCTGAGGGCCAGATGACCTATGTGGACGGGACCGCAGTTGTCCTCATGTCCCACAAGGGCAAGCCAGAGTCCGAGATGTCGCTTCTGGTGCACGAGGCCTACCACGCAGCAGTTGCCCACATGGATATGCTGGGCGAGGACAGTCCGGGCGAGGAGGTCATGGCCTACCTCGTCCAGAGCATCGCGCACGCCCTGTTCATTGCCCACGGCGAGTGGAAGACGAGGAAGGGTCTGGTACAATAGCGACATCGCACCACTTGGCTTCTAATGACAGCGGGTCGCGACCGTTGGGCCTAGTGGGAGGGCGCACGGCGGGTGCTCCACGCGAGCCGCCGACCCGACGAGGCACCACCGCATCACTCTCCGTGCGGTGGTGCGTTGTTTTGGTAGACTGTAACAGACAACCCGCCCACACGGGGCGGCTGAGCCTGATTAACAGCCGGAAACCAACAGGTTCCTGGGCGGTGTGGGACAACGCCCTGCATGGGAGAGACGATGGCAGACTGGGCACACGAGTGGACGGATGACGAGATTGAGCGTCTGCAAAGGCGATTCCGTCGCACCTACAACCAAGCCGCAAAGGATATGCGCCAGAAGCTCGATGACCTCATGGCCGACTACGACAGGCAGAACGCCGACTGGAAAAAGAGGGTCAGGGAAGGTACGGCCAAGCAGGAGGAATACGACGCTTGGCTCCATGACATGGCTATCGACAGGGCATTCGTGGGCGGGATGGCAGACACGCTCGCGCAGGATGCCGTCAGAGCCGACAGGCTGGCGATGGACTACATCAACGATGCGATACCGTCCGTCTATGCCGAGAACGCCAACTATGCCGCATATGGGATAGAGAGCAGCCTAGGCTGGGACACCCACTCGTTCGACCTCTATGACCAGAGCACGGTCAGGAGGCTCGTGGCCCAGCCAGACGCGCCGCTCCTTCCAAAGCCGAGGGTGGACGCACGCAAGGACAAGCCTTGGAACCAGCGGAAGTTCACGAGTGCGCTGACGCAGAGCATACTGCAAGGCGAGTCCATACCCAACACCGCGAAGCGCTTGCAATCGGTGCTCAAGATGGACGAGAGAGCAGCGACGAGGGCGGCTAGGACGGCTATGACTGGTGCCGAGAACGCAGGGCGCATAGACAGCTACCAGAGGGCCAAGCGCATCGGCATAGACCTAGAGCAGCAGTGGATGGCAACGCTGGACGAACGCACCCGCATGAGCCACAGGGAGCTTGACGGCCAGCACGTCCCCGTGGGAGAGTACTTCATCGCCTCCAAGACAACTGGTAACAAGCTCTTGTACCCAGCAGACCCGTCAGCGCCAGCGGAGGACGTCTACAATTGCCGCTGCACGCTCGTGGCGTGGTTTCCTGACATAGAGCAAGAGGACCCCGCCCGTTGGAGCAGGTTGCCAAAAGACATGACCTATGACGAGTGGAAGGAAGGCAAGAAGGCCGAGAAGAAGCGCAAGGAGGAGCGTCACGTCGTGGACGGCCAAGACATACTCGGCACTTGGAAGCGCAGGCCTGACGAGTACGACCTCGAGATTGAGGACGTTATCGCCGCTCAGGGCTTCGACGGCAAGCCGCGAATCGTGGACGCCGACGAGTTCGACCGAGCCGTGAGGCAGGCGAACAACGGGGACGGCCTCGTGATGCAGCGCACCTACTCTGCACCCGACCAGGCCACGCTCGACGCCTATCGCAACATGCTCTACGACGGCAAGTGGTACGTCGACTGCTCGACGGGCGGCTCCCAGTACGGTCGGGGCATGTACGCAGCCGCCGACTACACAGGCAAGCTCAGCGACGGCATGAAGGAGGAAGTGCAGCACTACATCAGTCTCAATGAGTCGAGGGGGGCCGAGCATGCGTATGTCGAGACCATGACGCTCGACCCGAGCGCAAAGATAATCAGATATGCCGATATAGATGCGGAGTTCGCAAAGGCAGAGGCGGATTCATTCCTAGGCGTTGTGAAAAAGGCCAACCCGAGGCTTACCGACAGGGAGGCAGCAGCCGTCGTCCGAGAGTATGGCGGCACTAGGTCCGGCAGCACATTCAATTTGGCGAAGAGCTGGGAACGCGAGGACCCAGACGGATACGACGCATTCATCGCAGCGCAAGGCAAGGCAGGGTATGAGTACAAAGATGCAATTGAGGAAGTCAGGCTCGCCACTGCGTCCCTAGACGACGGCAGCAAGGCGGCTGCGATGGGCTACGACGCGATAAACGCCGAGGGGCACGGCGCGTCTGGCAGCTACACCGTCGTGCTTAACCGCACCAAGCTCGTAATCAGGAGGCCAGAATGATAGAGTTCAGGCGTGACCCAGAAACAGGTATCCTCTACGCCTACAAGGACGGCAAGCTGATAGGCCCGATAATCACGATGGGGGACGAGGTGCGAAATGGCTAAGGTCACCACAACCAGCGGGCTGACTGCGGCAGACGCTTCTGGGCTTGTCGAGATACGGGAGAACAACGCGGAGCAGATAGCCAACGCCATCAACCAAGCCATAGCGACGGCCTTGGAAGAGGTCGGTCTGGTTGCCGAGCGCTTCGCCAAGACGGAATGCCCGGTGGACACGGGACGCCTTCGCAACAGCATAACTCACGCCATCGACTCAGGAGAGGAAGCCGTCTACGTCGGCACCAACGTCGAGTATGGCCCCTACATCGAGCTGGGCACGAGCAACCGCAAGGAGCATCCCTTCCTGCGGCCAGCGGCCACGAACCACGCTGATACCTATCGGAGAATCTTCGAGAAACACCTAAAGAACGGCTAAAAAATTCCCAAGATTCCCGATTGCATTTGGTCTGATATGTGCTATAGTATAGACAGCGGGAGGGAAAGGCCCTCCCACGTCCTAGGGAGCACACCATGGCAAGCGAGAACCAGAAGGCAAAGGTCAGGCAGGCGACCGAGCTTCTAGAGCGGGGCGTCGAGGACATGTTCACGAGCGGCAGGATGGCCGAGTACCTGACCGTCATGAGCAGGTTCCATAGCTACAGCGCGCGCAACTGCATGCTCATCCTCATGCAGAACCCCGAGGCAACTAGGGTCGCAGGTTACAGGGCGTGGCGGCAGAAGTTCAACCGCCAGGTGCGCAAGGGCGAGAGGTCAATCACCATCCTCGCGCCCATAACCCACAAGACCACCATCCGAGAGACCAACAAGGACACTGGCGAGGTTACCGACCACGAGCACGTCTGGATGAGCTTCAAGGCCGTCCCCGTGTTCGACGTCTCCCAGACCGACGGCGAGGAGCTTCCCGAGATTGCGACCGACCTCACGGGTGACGTTGAGCGGTTCAACCAGCTCTGCAACGCGGTTCAGGCCTGCGCAACCGTCCCTGTCGAGTGGGACGTCGACATCACCGACCCTGAGTGCCACGGTTACTACAGCAGGGGCGAGAACCGCATCTGCATCCGTGGCGGCATGAGCGAGGCCCAGACGTTCAAGACGCTGGTGCACGAGACGGCCCACAGCATCCTGCATTGCGAGGGCGGCGAGCAGGTCGAGGCCGAGCGCAACGTCCGCGAGGTACAGGCAGAGGGCGTGGCGTTCGTGGTCTGCAAGGCGCTCGGCATCGACACCGAGGACTACAGCCTCGGATACGTCGCGGCATGGTCGGGCATGGACTCCAAGGCCGTGCTCGGGCAGTTGGAGGTCATCCGCAAGACGGCCAACGCAATCCTCGACAAGGTGGCGTAGGGGCCAAAGAAATCTAAGATTCCCGGGCCTGTCCGCCTCGAAGAGTGCTATAGTATACACAACGGGGAGGACAGGCCACCCCACGTTCTAGGGAGCACGAGATGGTGAGCATATACATTACCAGTGTAAATGGCCAACTTGTGGCAGAAGTCAACGGCGTCAAGTATTACGAGCTTTGTGACGTTATTCAAGACCTTGGGCTCAGTTTCGGCGAAACCATCGAGATTACGGTAGACGGGGATACTGAACTTACAGAGGACGAACAGGTAGACGTGTGGATGCTTGCTGACATGCTTTATGCCATGCACGATGCAATGTCTATGATTCCTGAAAAATAATGGAGGTGATTATTTGGCGACCAACTACCAAAGGGGAGCGGCGTTCGAGCGGAAGGTGGCGAAGGACCTGGAGGGGTACGGGTACGTCACCGTCCGCTCGGCAGGCTCGCACTCGCCAGCCGACGTGATAGCCATGAGGTACGGCACCATAGCGGCAGTGCAGTGCAAGCTGAACGGAAGGCTGGACCCCGACGAGTGGAACGAGCTTTGGGAGTTCTCGGTATCGGCGGGCGCAAAGCCAGTCGTGGCAGCTCCGCAGAAGGAAGGTCGAAAAACTGGTATAATCTATCACAGATTGACCAGCAGTAAGGACGGCGGGGGCCGTCAGCCGTGGGAGTCTTGGACTCCAAGGATAGAAGAGTACTAGGGATGAAGTTCAGGGACTTGAGAGCAGACGAAATCGAAGTAAGGGTAAGCAGGGTCACGCAAGCAGGCGTTGAGCTGCTGCTCTACAAGACGAGCCGCACAGACATGGACATCCTTGACGAAACGGTAGGCCCAGAGAACTGGCAGACCGATTACAAGGAGTTCAAGGGGACGATGTTCGGCGGAATCGGTATCAAGTGTGGCGATGAGTGGGTGTGGAAATGGAACGCTGGCGCACCGTCTAACATGGAGGCCCAGAAGGGCGAGGCATCAGATGCAATGAAGCGCGCTGGCTTCACTTGGGGCATCGGTAGGTCGCTTTACACGGCACCGCGCATCTTCGTCTACGCCGACAAGTGCGACAAGATTCAGCAGGGCAAAAACGGCAAGATGCAGTGCTACGACCGCTTCCACGTCGAGAAGGTCCGTATCGAGGACGGGCAGATTACGGGCCTGAGCATCTGGAACGACACGACGGGGCATCGGTGCTTCGTGTGGCAGAAGGGGGAGTAATGGAGAACAACTTCGTGCACCTGATTGGCACGGTCAAGCGAGACGCCACGCAGGGCGATGGGGTCATGGACTTTGCCATCGAGGTTCCAGACCACAATGGGACGCTCTACATCTACGACTGCCGTCTCACGCGCCGCTCCGACGCATGGGACGAGCTTGAGGGCTTCGTCAACGAGGGCGAGCCTATCGAGGTCATCGGGCATCTCGAGAAGCGCACGACCACGGACGGCGCACGCCTGAACGGCGTCTGGGTCGACATCCGCAACACGCAGACCTTCATCTACGTCGACAAGGTAGTTACGGAGGACTAGCATGAGCATCAATCGAGTGAATATCAGTGGCGGGCTTACCCGCGACGTTGAGCTTCGAAGCACACAGGGTGGCACGGCCATAGCGACGTTCGGCGTCGCTGTCAACGACCGCCGCAAGAACCCGCAGACTGGCGAGTGGGAGGACTCCCCAAACTACGTCGATTGCGTAATGTTCGGCAAGCGTGCCGAGAGCATCGGCAACTTCATTGGCAAGGGTTCCAAGGTGGCAATCGAGGGCAAGCTCCGCTGGTCCCAATGGCAGGACAAGAGCGGCCAGAAGCGCTCTAAGCTTGAGGTCGTTGTCGATGAAATCGAGTTCATGTCGCAGAGGCGCGGAGAAGCCCAAAACGGGGCGCGACCTTCACAAGCCAACAACTACACCAACCAGTACCAGAACGGGGCTTATTCGGCCTCTCAGCAGCCCACAGGGTATCAGTCGGACCTATCGGAGGAACCGATTCCATTCTAGCGGTCGTTGAGAGCGTCTTTGGGAAAGTGAGGGTCAAGGATGGAATATGACCTCTACACGGAACGCGAGTCCCTGCGGCGCAAGCTTGACCAGTGCATAAGGATGCTCAGGCAGACGGCATCCGACTACGCGAGGGCCGACAGAGATTACAACGTGGCCGTCAGGGCGTGCTGGATGCGTCTCAGGGACAAGGATATGCCAATCGGCATGATAAGCAAGGTCTACAAGGGCGAGGATGACGTGGCAGACAAGCGTTTCAAGCTCATAGAGGCCGAGGCAATGAAGGATGCCAACAGGGAAGCCGTGATGAGCTACAAGCTCCAGCTCCGTCTGGTCGAGGACCAGATTCAGCGCGAGTTCTCAAGCCCTTCGATGGGAACGGGGTCGATGTGAGCAAGAAGCCAAGCCTGTACAACAGGCGCGAGGACGGCTGCTGGCTGTGTGGCAACCCTAACGTCGAGGAGCATCACATATTGCCGTCATCACGCAGACCAATATCAGACCGCGAGGGCCTTACCATCTACCTGTGCAGAAACCACCATCAGGGGCCGATGGGAGTCCATCAGGACAAGCAGCTCGACAGGTGGCTCAGGGCCGACGCGCAGCGCAGGTGGGAGCAGCGAGAGGGACTTGAGGGCCAAGAGGCCCATGACGCATTCAGGAAAGTTTTCTATGTCTCGTATCTGTAGGAGGGACCATGACCAAGACTCAGGCGGTACTTGATTGGCTGCAATCCAACGCGAGCATCAGCAGCATGGAGGCCATCCAGAACTTCGGGGCCACGAGGCTCAGCGCCATCATCTTCAACCTTCGGAAGGCGGGGTACGACATCGAGACGGTCACCTGCGAGGGGACTGACCGCTTCGGCCACCCGATGAGGTACGCGAGGTACTACCTCAGAAATTCGCCCGAAGAAAGTGGAGAGAATACGCTATAATAGCAACTGACGGTGATGCCGCATCGTTAGTGTGCTATACTTTGTCAAACAGACACCTGCTCAGTTGCGGCATCAACTGGGCGGGTGTTTTGTTTTGGAGGCACAAAATGGGAATGAGCGTAACGCAGAGAGATTTACAGGAAGCAATCTACTGCCCGTTCCAGAACGATGGGTGCCAGCTAAGCTGCGGCGTGCTGGTTCGCAAGGAGACGTGGGTCAAGGTTGGAGAAAAAGTCTCCGATGACATGACAAGGATGGTCGATGACCGCAGGCTCGCAAGGGTCGAGCTGTCTTGCGGCCTTGCAGATGACAAGGGATTCTGGAACAAGGCGAATACGGCCGTTTTCGAGGATTCAGACTACACGGATAGGCTATAATTAAGAAGTAACGATGATGACGGCATCGTTGTGCTATACTACAGAAAACGGAGCGCCTGCCCAGATTGCCGTCATCAGTCTGGGTGGGCGTTTTGTTTAGGGGCATCAATGCGATACACGATAGAGGGGTTCAGCCAGACCGAGGCCATCAAGTTCAGGCGCACCGAAATCGCCAACGGCAAGGAGAAGGTCGTTACTCTAGACTGCACCGACCTAGTGATACTGCGGTGGTTCGTTGACTTCTGGCCGAACATGATGAAGGTCGAGATAGGCGGCAGGCAGTACGCATGGCTTAGCTACAATGCGCTGATTGAGGACATGCCGCTCATAGGAATCAAGAAGGGCATGCTAGCGCTCAGGCTCAAGAAGCTGGTGAGTTTCGGCATCCTCACCCATCAGACGGTCAAGAGCGGTGGGACGTTCTCGTACTACGGCTTCGGCCCAGAGTACGCGCGGCTCATTGACACCAACCACACCAAAGACGTTAGCGGCACTGCGCAACCTGTTAGTGAAGGGGTACCTAAAAAATTAGACACCCCTCAACAAAAAATTAGCGACCAAATAGATTCATCTACTAAAGACCAATCTACTAAAAAACCAAATATAAGTCACCCGACCATCGAAGAGGTCAAGGCCCATGTCAAGGAAAAGGGATACCACTTCGACCCCCAGCACTTCTTCGACTACTACGAGGCGAGCGGATGGCACTTCGCAAACGGCAAGCCCGTCAAGAGCTGGAAGCAATGCTGCGTGACGTGGGAGCGTAACTGGAAGAAGAACAACAGCGGAAAGGTGAGCACAGATGGAATCCCAGACTTCCTTCGAGACTACGACATCTAAGGCACTCAAGGCGGCAGGCGTGCCGACGCGCTACCTCAGCGCGGAACCGAGGCCCGACCTGCTCGGAGGTGCCTACCTGTACGGAAAGACTGGCAGGGGCAAGACCTACGCAGCGTGCGGTGCAATCAGGGCCTTCGTCGAGCGACACGTCATAGAGGTCGAGGGCATCCACATGTACCATGGGCCACGCGCGAGGTTCGTCAACGTCCCCGTCTGGTTCTCTGAGATTCGTTCCACCTACGACCACAAGGGCGAGAGCGAGCGGGAGGTGTTCGACCGTTACGCACGTTGCAAGCTGCTGGTCTTGGATGACCTAGGCAAGGGGAGCAAGACGGAGTGGGCGGTCGAGCGCCTTTACATGCTCCTTGACTACCGCTGCAACGAGCAGTTGCCCACAATCATCACGAGCAACTACGGTCTGGCGAAGGTCGCAGCCATGCTCGCGAGCGACGAGGACACGCTACAGGCCATCGCGTCAAGGGCCTTGGACGTGTGTGATGGCAGGGGCATCGAGGTCACTGGCACGGACCGCCGCAGAAAAAAGTGAAGATTCTCGTTTGCATCGCCTTGCATGTGTGCTATACTATAGCCAACGGGAAGGGAACAGGCCCGACCCACTGAGAAGGGAGCACGAAATGAAGGCAACCATCAAGGGATATGGCACGGTCGAGTTCGACCCCATGACTGTTAGCAACAATTTCTATGACCTGTACGACGTGGCAGTCGTAGACCCTGAGAACAACTGGGAGATAGCCAAGGAAGAGCACTACACCGACGAGGACGAGTACCGCTCCGCGCTTCGCAACACTTACGGGCGCGAGGTCATCGACGAGCAGGAGCGCATGGACTTCTGCGATGTCATCGACGGATTGGGCGAGTTGTACGAGTGCGAGTGCACCCGTCACGTGGCATACGTCATCGACACCGACGAAGAGTAGAGAGACAGAAGGGAGCACGACAATGATTAAGGACAGCCTGACTCGTGGCATCGACAGCTACAAGGCGCGTCTCGAGCGTCGCAAGAAGGACGTCATCGACGCGGTTCTCAACGGCAGCTGGTGGAACGCGCAGATTGCCCTCGGCGAGTGCATCGCGTTCGAGAACGTAATCACGGAGCTGGAGTACCAGCTTGAGGCCATGGAGGTCAACGATGACTAGAGGCGTGGACCCCGATTCCATCCCGAGGTACGAGATGGGCAACCACGAGTACCACATCAACGGAGAGGGAGGCTGGGACGTGCTCAGCTGATTTGGCCTAGACGATGACGTATGCGAGTACGAGGACGGCAAGGACGCCGACGAGTACATGGATGCCATGGGGCTTTCGCCAGTGACAAAGGCTGCATACCACGACGCGCGAGGTGACTTCCTTCGCATGGCGGACGAAAAATGTTGGTACTGGCAGAGTTTTTTGCGATTCACGCTCGCAGCCCTAGTGTATAGGTGTATACTATGGTTGTCAGGAGAGAGTAAGAGAGAAAGGAACGGCAATGAGGACAATCAGCTGGCGTCTGGTTATTGAGGTCACGGCAATGGTAGCGATGATGCTATTCGCATCCTGCGTAGAGGGCACAGTACCAGTGTGGGCAAGGTAGGTGGCTGGAATGGGTTTGTCGACTTGGCACTACATGGAGATGTACGAGAGGGCAGCGGCGAGGAACGAGGTTCTTGAGACTAAGCTCAGGATACTGTCGAAAGCGACCGAATGGCTTGCTGGCGTAAGGGGCGAGGTTCTGGGAACCGATGACATAGAAGAGCTGTGCGAAATCGAGAGAGAGGTAGACGGAAGATGAAGGTCAGCTACGAGCTGCGCAGGGTGGCAGACGAGTACGACGTGCTGCCGCTCTACGGGCTGTCAGACCGCGTCGACAACGAGATGGTCGAGCTGCCAAAGGATGCGGACGGCGTGCCCATCCACGTGGGGGACACCGTGTGGGGCTGCATCAGCGGCACGCAGATGGTCATTCACGAGCTGAGACTGACGGACAGGTGGACTATATCGACCGACACGGGATTCATCCCAAAAGCGTCGGCAGTCACCCACGCCCGCCCCGACAGCTTCGAGCGCATCGCCGACGAGCTGGAAAAGTGGTGCGACGGCGCTGATGTTGACGGGGACGCCTGCGGGAAGCCGCGCGACCTCGCAAAGCGCATCCGCACGCTGGCAGAGAAGGAGGGCGAGTGATGGGCGCCAATGGACGAAAAGATGGACGCAGATGGACGATGTCCCATCAGATGGACGCCGGAGATGGACGCGCGTCTGTGCGAGATGCACGGCAGCGCGACGGCGCAGGAGGCGGCGGACGCGCTCGGGGTCACGCGCGAGCAGGTGTGGTACCGGTCCGAGAGGCTGGGGCTGGGCACATGGAGGAGCAGGTGGGAGCAGGCCGACCTGGACACGCTCCACGCGACGTACCCGCTCCTCGGACAGGACTGCGCGCCACTGTGCCACCACACGCGGCAGCAGACGGCGCGGCGCGCAATGTCGTGCAGGCTGCACCGCGTCTGGAAGCACAGGCCGGGGCCGGACGCCGAGCGGCGCAAATACGCGCTCATGGCGCTCCGGTGGTGCGCGGAGCACGGCGTGCGCGGGCATGACGCGCTCGCGTGGTGCGCCGACGTGTGCGGGTGCACGCCGCAGATGATGGCGCTGGTTCTCCCGGCGCTCGTGAGGAACGAGAAGAAATCGAGAAAGAGGAGGAAGAAATGAGCAAGATTAGCGACGAGCTGCGAACGTTTGCCTATCTGCATTTTAGTGGCAGTAAAAACGTAGGCCCATGCGACGTGCTGATGGAGGACTAGCAATGTCAGTGAACGTAGGAATTCCGCAGGCAATCATGCTTGCGCTCTACTTCATAAGCCTTGTTATCAACTGCGTAAATGACGGCAAGCAAAGTACCACTCACTGGTGGGCGAGCGCAATTTCCATCGCAGTGACCCTCGCGCTTTTGATGTGGGGCGGATTCTTCTCATGAGAAAAGGAGGCCATGCGATGGGCGAGAAGAAGTGGGCGCGTCTCGTGGAGCGCTGTGCAAACGGAGACGGCGGCACATACGAGATATGGGACGTGGGAGACGGCTGCGGTATATACGTTGACTTCAACCCGCGCCCATTCTTGCCGAGCAATCCAGAGACGATGGCCTTTGACGTTGACCTGCGCAAACGCGAAGTGACGAGCTGGGACGAGCTGGGCGTGTGGTACGAGGACGCCACGGGCGGCAAGGCCATACGCGAGCTGGGATACGAGCCAGTTGAGGAGGACAGCAGCGATGACGCCGACTAGCTACGAGCGCCGCGAGGTGGCGGAAAGGCTGAGGCAGATGGCTGATGCACACGACGCGACCGAAGCGAGCCGCGTGGCCCGCGCTCTCGAGCTTGAGTACAAGGTGTACGGTACCGTCGTGGCATTCGACAGCGCCGACATATGGAAGCTTGCTGATTTGCTGGACCCGACGTGCAAGGTCAGCTCCGTGGAGACCTACGATGACGAGCTTGGCCAGCTGGAAGGCTGGGAGTTCCACCTGACATGTGGTCATAGCTTCCAGCAGCCATGGAACGAACCGCCAGCATACTGTCCAGAATGCGGCGCAAGGGTGGTGGACGATGACTAGTATCAAAGAGCGCCGCGAGGTGGCCGCAAGGCTGCGCAAGACGCGGGGAATCATGGCGTTCGTTGACGCGCTTGGCATCGACATCGATAGCGATTGGGCGTGGGAGGACGTGAGCAGGCGCGTGGCCGACCTGATAGACCCGACGTGCCACGTCAGAGAATACGGTCACCACGACGAGCTCAGAGTCGTAGGATGCAGCGTTTGTCGCTTTGGATGGCTTGAGGATGTGCACGGCATACCAAACAGGTTTTGCCCGTACTGCGGCGCTCGTGTGGTCGATGGGGGGCGAGCCTGATGGCCGAGTACATCGTGGACACCACAGACGGCATCCTCCACGCCCGCACGACCGGCGAGCTGGTGCGGTGCGGTGAATGCATCCACTTTGGGCGCTGCCCCATGCGCAAGGGCGACGGCAGCGGCTACTGCTGGCAGGCCAAGCGGAGGGAGGAGCGCAATGGCGAGGGAGATTAGGGCACCAGAGCGGGTCACGGGGACGGCGGACGCCGCGCGGCTCGTCGCCGACCGGCGAGGTAGGCGCATATGAGGCGCGACGGCAGGCTTAGCGTTTCCGAGGAGAGGGCACTATACAGCGCGCTTAAGATTATCGAGGATTGCGCCTACCGATGGGCGGACACTGGGAACGACTTCGCAGACGTGGCAAGCGAGGCGGCAGACGCTCTCAGGGGATTCATCGGCGCAGCAGATGACAACAACGACTAGGGGGGATGCACATGGCGACCGAGGCACAAATCAGGGCACAGGTGAAGTACGACGCGGCGAACACGCGGCAGGTTCACCTGAAGCTGAATCTCCGCACCGACAAGGACGTTCTCGCGCGCCTCGATGAGGTACCGTGCAAGCAGGGGTACATCAAGAGGCTGATTCGCGAGGAC